AAGTCAGAGTTGAGTGTTATGATAGCATCGCCGATATTAACATCGTTTGAGTTAACTGTTGTCTGTGTACCAGATACAACCAAGTTACCAGAAACAGTTAGGTTCTCTGAGATGGTGATGTTGTCAGTAAGTTTGCTACCGTCAACAGAATTAGCTGCGATTGTTGTAGCAATTGAAGCAGCATTTGAACTGAATGCTGTTGCAGATGCAGTTACATCACCTGTAAGAGCGACAGTTGCAGCCGCACCAAGTCTTGCATTTACCATCGCAATGGTGTTAGCAGTTTGCATTCTACCTTTGACATCAGCGTCAAGAGCAAGAGTACCAGTTGTTACTGGTAGTGTTAGTGTCACGTTACCAGAATAATCTGCGTGTGCAGCAGACTGAATTCTTGTATAGTGAGCATTGTTCGTTTCGCAATAGAAGTCAATTTTTGAAGGACTTCCTGTAGCGGTGAACATTTCAATTGAACCGTTAGCGATCTGAATACCAGATGAAGCACCTTCACTATCGACATGAAGTTCGGCCTTCATTACCTGATTAGCGATAAGTGACTTTGAGACTAGTGATGATGTATCAGTAGCACCAATGGTATGACCACCAGCGGTTGAACCGTCATGCAGTCTGAGTTGATTGTTATCGGTATCTACAGTAACCTCACCGATAGCGCCAGTAAACGCATCTGATTGGGACGTAGTTCCGCGTCTAAGCTGAAGAATAGTTGGCATTAGTTTCTCCTAAAATTAAATTAAGCGACCGAACCCATGTCGAGGCCGTTTGGTGCGTTTGCAGTGAATAGGTCAAGTGTTCCGAAAGCGTCTACGTTTAGATCAAGGTCGCCGTCTGCACCGAATGCAGCATTACGGTCAGACATGATTGTAACTCTCTTAGCGGAAACGGATTGTTCTAAGTATACTCCTGATGCTGGAGTGTATCTCAATCTTACATTACTACCAGAAGTATCAGCATCAAAAGTTCCTAGATTGATTCCGCCGGCGGTTGTTCTAATAACACCAAATTCAGCAGCGAATGCTGTGTTTGAGGTATGAACAACATGAAGCTGTGACATCTGGATTCCATCAATGGAAACGATCTGCGTAAAATACTGACAGCTTCTAAAGTCAGCTTTAGCAAATGAATCTACGGTAATAGCGGATGCGCCAGCAGCGTTAGCCGTGGCTTCAGTACCACCTTGATCAGAGAAGGTTAGTGTTCCTGCACCATCAGTTACGAGAACTTGATCTGCTTTACTACCGTCAGATGTCGGGAATGAGTATGGATTGGTGTTACCAATCTTGAGAGAACCTACAGTAGCAGTAGCGGTATTAGAGCCTAATTCAACAATCGCTGAACCATCATTAGAGAAGATTTTACCGTCTCTAAGGTTTACAGCAATTTCGCCTGTCTGCAAATCTGAGGTAGTGGGCGCCTTACCTTGTACGGTACTGCGTTTAATTTTAACAACTGATGCCATATCTATGGTCCTTTGTTGAAGATGTATACTTTAGTAAGAATAGTCGGGGGGTATGTACCCCCCAACCATATCAGTTCTTAGTAGTATTTAGTACGATCCACCATCGATAACTGCTTCAATCTGAGCGATTGTGAAGCCAGTATCTGCGGTATCAACAGTTGTTGTTGGTTCTACATCCAAGCCTGTGTAGAACTTGAAGATACCACTGTCGTTTGCGTCACGGAAGTAACCAGCAAACTGTACAGCAGAGTTACCTTGTACAACATACTTCTGGTAAATACCAGCGTCAGATACGTCAGCAGCGTTGTTCGCAGCAAGTTTGAACATCGCGTCATCGATCTGAACCGTCGATGATGAGAGGTATGTTAGTGCGCCAGTGACATTCAAGTCACCAGAGACAGCTAGATCACCACCAATGCTTGTGTTACCAGTTACAACAACATTTTCAGTAATGTTCAACTGGCCACCGATAGTTACATCATCTGGTAGACCAATGGTGTAAGCACCACCGTGAGCGGCTGTGTTAGCAACCGAAATCTCGCCAGCAGTACCAGCGATGGTTGCAGCAAAGTTACCAAAGGTTTTGACACCCATTTCGATGGAGCCAGCACCGTAAGTGTTAGCTGTTAGAGCAGCAGCACCGACTTGAGTAGCAGTAATTGCACCGTCAGCAATAGCAGCAGTACCAACTGCTTTAGCAGCAAAGGTATTAGCTGTTAGAGCATTTGCTCCAATTTTTGGTGCTGTGATAGCAGCGTCTGCGACAGCAGCAGTACCAACCGACTTAGCAACAAATGTGTTTGCACCAAGTGAGTTAGCAACAACTTTCGCACCATTTACAGCAGCGTCTGCAAGAGCAGCAGTACCGATTGCTTTATTAGCAATAGTGTTAGCTGTTAGAGCGTTAGCACCGACTTGTGCAGCACCGATAGCAGCATCTTGGATTGCAGCCTGACCAACTGACTTAGCAGCGTAAGTGTTGGCTGTTAGAGCGTTAGCACCAATTTGTGCTGCACCAACTGCGGCGTCAGCAATTGCTGCTGTACCAACTGATTTAGCGACAAAAGTGTTAGCACCAAGAGATGCAGCAGCTACTTTTGCACCATTGATTGCGCCGTCAGCGATTTTGGCTTGTGAGACACCACCGTCTGCAAGAGCGGCTGTACCAACAGAACCACCACCGTAAGTGTTAGCTGTTAGAGCATTTGCGCCAATCTGTGCTGGACCTACAGCAGCGTCAGCAATAGCGGCTGTACCGACTGCTTTAGCAGCAAAGGTATTAGCTGTTAGAGCGTTAGCGCCGATCTTTGGTGCTGTGATAGCAGCATCTGCAATTGCAGCAGTACCGACTGATTTAGCGACAAAGGTGTTAGCACCAAGCGAGTTAGCTTGAACTTTTGCACCATTGACTGCACCGTCAGCAATCTTAGCTTGTGTTACTGCACCAGCAGCAAGTGTGTTGGCCGTTAGACCAGCAGCAGCTACTTTAGCAGCAGTAATTGCAGCGTCTTGGATTTCAGCGGTTGCAACACCACCATCCTTAATTGTGATGTCACCAGAAGCAGCAGCAAAGTTAGCAGCATTAAATGTTGCGACACCTTTGTTTGTATCAGATGCATCTTCACCAGCAAACAGTAGTGAACCGTTAGCTTGTTTGGTGATGTCAATACCTTCGCCAGCTTGCATGAAGACGGAGTTAGTTGTACTGGAAGTTTCACCTAGTAGTTTGATATATGCACCGTCGCCGGCTACTGTACCTTCATCTACGGTAAGTTTGAATGTTTCACCACCAATGGCCGAGACACCAGTGGAGTTACCAACATATAGTTTACGATCAAACAGGTTAACCGCGAGTTCACCTTCTGAAAGGGAACTGGGAATCTGACCTGCTGACGCATTTCTTTTGAGTTTAATAATTGATGCCATTGGGTTAGCACTCCTTGCTTTTTTGTTATTTTATCTTGTTCTTCTGAATAGGTATTCCGCCCGTTCTGACAGGCTTCATCTTGTTTTGTCTATTTATAATAACGTCTTTTGTAACATGAGATTTATAGTAGGCCAATTCATCTTCTAGTTTACGAATTTGCGCTTCCATAAACATCACTTGTTTGATAACAGAAGGGGGGACAGGAATTTGTTCTAAGTCAGCTACACTATCACTTATTTCATTAATGCTCTGTCTCAATTGAAAGTTTTCTTTTTGAAGAGTAACGAGAGATTCGTTCAGTTCTAATACCTGTTTAGCTTGTTCAATTGCTAGTTCATCATACACATATTCAGTTGACATAATATATTACCTTATGAATAAGTTCCACCATTTAAGTCACCGAATGCGGGTGTTCCATTTGCAGCAATCTGCATGAGTTGGCCTTCGGTTCCTCCAACAAATTCTACTCTGTTTGAATTCTTAACAAACATCACTTTATTTTCAGCATCACCAGCATCGCCACCAGTAGTAAAGATAAGACCACCGACAGTAATCGGACTTGTCGTTCCACCAAAAAGTAGAGATTCCAAGTTTGCTGTTTTTTCAACAAGTAGTTTACCACCAATATATTCAACAGAAACAGAATCTGCTGCGGCGTTTGTTTGTCCAATATAAAGTTTATTGGATGTATACGAATACGCTAGTTCACCATTAGCAAGACTGCCGGGAGTTGGTGTACTTTGAGAGCGTTTAATTTGAATTACTGTGTTTGCAATCTCATCAGCTTGTAGAGTTGCAACACGAAAATTTACCTGTGGCACTACTGTACTCCTTTAGGTTTCTTATAACTTTATTTAGCATATGATGTTTGTGAAAAACACCATATAGCCCGATGTATGTAAAATAATTATTAAATTTATATGAATTAAAATCCGTCTTCGCCACCATCAATCCTATATGCGTTCAATGCAGTATCGAATCTGAAGATAGACTTTTGAACGAATTGATCATTCTTTGAATCATATACAAAAATAGCACCATTCGATGCGGGGAGGCTAGCGTCGAAAGTTACATCAATAGCACCAGCGCCACCTAGGCCCAGCGCACCGATATACCTTGCACCTACGACGTATATACTTTTTCCTGCTGTTACTCCAGAGGGAAGATTGGTTCCAATGAAGTGCAGAATACCAGCAGAATAATCATAATACCATTCATCATTATTACCAGAACCTGTAGCAAATAGCTGTGTTCCTGTAGTTTGTGGTGCAGCTTCACCAGCGTCATCAACATAAACTTTTACTTGATAAGTAGAACCAAATTCAGTCGGAACCCAATTTGTTAATCCTGTCTTCCAAGTTCTTCTTGTTGTAGAAGTATTGTCTTCTGTAGTCTCAATTGTAGTTGAACGCGCATCACTATACACTCCAACATATGCACTATTTGCAGTAGGAATGACAGCAGGGATTTGATTCGCTTCTTCCCAAATGACATCACCACGCAAAATAAGCGGTGATGCAATAGCTTCATTTGGTGCTTTCTTAGCATCATTGGTATCAGTTTTCGCTGCACCGAAACCAATCTTTTTCCAAAGGAAGTCAAGTTTTTGGGAGTCTGTAATAGCCATAATTACGTCGCCTCAATGGATAGCGCAGTCAGATTGTCATCACTATTTAGTGCGATAGAAATTAAGACTTGGTTGTTATGTGCGTCAGAAGTTGAGACTGTCCCTAAAGTTAAATCGAATGTTTGGTTGCTGTAGCTTGTTCCATCAATAATTCTATCACCACCTGTGAAAGCACATCCATCTGATCCATTACCACCAGCACCTGTATTTCCGCCTGGAATACCAGAACCACCATACTGAATAGAAGCATTTAGCCAACCATTTATTGATGATGCAGTTTGAGCATCAGTCCCAACAGCAGCAATGAAAAAACCAGAAACTTTTCCTGTTAGACGAACTCTAAAGTTTGAAACTCCAGCGCGTTTGAATGCAAATCTAAAGTATTGTGTTCCTGATCGACCAGTATTCAAGTCAGGGCCAGCAGGAAGATATCCAGAAGAATAGTTTACCGTGTTATGCTCAAGTGTCCCATAACGAATAATTGCTTCGTCTGTTCCTGCAACAGTTACTGCGCCGGACCATGCGTTGTCAACATAGTAGTCTGTGCTTGCACTGATTGTTGGTGTTGCTCCAGTAAATCCTGTTACACGTTTTCCATCAGTAGTGTGTCCAGAACCTAGTGAGTCTGAAACTGCAATTGCACTTTCATCGATGACATCTACACCATTAAATACATTGATGATAGGGGATGTGATTGTGTCTTGATCAGTTCCATTTATATTTCTAGAAAGAACGGTAAGACGAACAGCATTGTCTCCTGTACCAATGTTTACAGTCAAGTCTTCAATATTGACACTTGTCCGATTAGCTTTTGGTATAGCACTGCTTCTGTCATTAGCAGCAAGTGCAGTAGAATAACTGTATGTTTGATCCGATATGGAAGTTCCAGAACCAGTTTCTACATTTGTATCACCTATGGTTATGAAGTCACCATTATAATATGTTTGGCCAGTTAGATTCGTAATCACAAGTCCAGCTACAGTCAATGAGTCTCCAGAATTATAATATGGAACACCAGAGATATAATTAGGCGTTCCTGATCCAGTAACAGTTACGCTTGATATATCGTTTGTTGGAGAAGCTGTCAAGGTATCTTTTACAAAAAACAATTCGTTAGAGTTACCTTCTGTTGTAACCAACTCTATTTTATTCACACCATTTGATGCTGCATCTGTATCCAGAGATACCTTTGCTTTTGTTCCTGTTGTGTATAGGCCAGGAGCATAAATGCGACTTGCAGCAGAAACTGTTGCGCCAGCAGCATTCAGATTATAGTAATCAACTGAACTTGAATCTGTTACAGGAGTACCTTGAGAGACATCATTTACTTGTTGAGTAACGCTTCCTGTAGTGTGGAAAAAGGATGACATAGTAGCGCCTGTAATTGTGCCACTTGTATATCTTGGGAAAGTTGAAGATATGGTATCTCCAGCAGTCTTTCCAGATGCACCCGCTGTAAACCCATGTGCGAGTCTTGGACTTGTACCAACGCTTGAAGTACCCCATGTAATAGTTTTTGCTGTGATATTATTTGGCGCACCAATGGCCAAGTCAAAAACTTTAAGAAGAGCAGTTGTACTTAGTGGGAATATGCCAGGCGTTGCGGTAGAATGTGAGTTTGCATATAACTGTACGGTAAATCTGCTTGCACCAGAGTTGGAGGTGTAAGTATGATCAATTCTTGAACCTTGTGGACCACCCTCTGCAACCTTACTTGCGATACCCTCAACACCACTGCTGTCACCCCAATCAATAGCAAAAGTAGCAGTAGCAGAGTTGTTTGCAATATTACCTGTGGTATTTTCCACATAGATTGCAGTACCTGTATTTGCTTCCAGTGTGGTTAATGCGCTTCCACCTGAGAGAGCATTAAAGAAAGAGAAACTTGGTGTGGGATCAGCGGTATAGATTGTGATATAATCTGCTCTCTGCAAACTTGCTTGAGCGTTTGCACCTGTACCATCAGTGTTTCTTGCAGTTACCTTTACTGTAAATGGTGAACCTGAGTTAGTAGCATAAGTGTGTGATGGAGTTGTATCTGTTGTTGTGTCTGTAGTACCGTCACCCCAATTGACTGTAAACTGATTAGGATTTCCTGTAGTCACAAGTGTAAGAGTAACTGTAGTTCCAGCGCCGCCTGCTACAGTATCTGCTGTAAATGTCACATCACGAACAAATGTATTCTTCTGCAAATTAAATACTGCTTCATTCAAAGACTTAATAGCTTCTTGTACAGTAGTAGTTGTATCCAAGTTTGCAATAGCACCAGCAGTAGCATCAATGCGGAGTGTCGCATCAGCAGCACTTGTATTAGATGAATCAAAGATCACATTTGCAGTATCATTCTTTTTCACAATCCTTAATTTTTCACCACTTGAATCTGAAACTCTCAATCCACCTAAGAAGATTGTATTACCAGATAGATACAGATCACGCCATGAATTTGAAGCTGATCCCAAATCAAATGTTGTATTAGTGGCCGGGACGATATGGTTATTTACTGCTGCATTGATGTTGACGATATCACCACCATCACCAATGTTAATATGATCACCACGCAGAACAATGTCACCATTGACTGTAAGTGTACTTGAAACGATTATACTGTTAGCAGTAAAGTTTCTTTGAGGGCTTTCTAAAGCAGCAAGTCTTGGATTGGTATTTGCTTGATATGCACTTAGATCATCGACAGCGGAAAGTGCTGCTAAGTCTACTGTGAATGTAGAACTATCGGCTCTAGTAAAGGTAACATTATTACCAGACAAAACACCGCTAGTAACAGAGGTGTTTGTCACCGCACTGTTTATGCTTGTTAAGTCTAGAGTAAATGTACTACCATTTGCTCTTACAAACGTAGCAGTTGTACCAGAAAGAGTAGCAGATGAAGTAGAGGTATTGGCTGATTTGGCAGCATTTTTGATCGTAAGATCAGTAGACGCATCACCGGCAAGAGTTACTGTTTGTCGATTTGATGGTTGAAATGTTACCTTATAGTTACTAGCCATGATAGACCCCTTATGTAATATATATTTAGTAAGTCTACCTAGTCACTTCTGGCGTTATAGTAACAAGCCCCTCTACCAGTCTGGATCGTGTATTGGCTGAATCAGTCAATTCTACATCATATACATACCGTCCAGACTCCATATTGGAAGTTTGAATTCTTGTAAGGGATAGCGTCAATTCTCCATCTGATCTTGGATCACCAAAACCAGTTGTGAAACTGACTGCGCTATTTGAAGTATAATGTTTTCTAATTTGAGCAGCAGCAGTATAACCAGTCAAGTTAGTAATGTTTCCACTGCTATCTTGAACGGTAATCGTAGAAGAGAAGTCTGTTCCCTGCTCAATAATCATATTTGCTTTTGCGGCCATTATTTGTTCTCTAATTCTTTAACTCTTGCTGAAAGTTCTTTTACTGCTTCAATGAGTAGTGCGTGTAAAGAGTCATACTTAACTGTAAGGTGACTATCATCTCCATTCAAATCATCTACCTCTTTAACAGCTTGAGGGAGAACTTCTTGAACATCTTGAGCGATAACACCAGCATCTCTCACACCATCTTTAATCCATGTAAATTCGACACCTTCTAGTTGCTCAATTTTTTCTAGTGCATTATCAACAACATTAATGTCTGTTTTTAGTTTGATATCTGAAGCTGTTGTAGTTGAGAAAGCTGTGATATCACCATCAACGTGAAGATCACCGTCGTTCTCAAGAACCATATCAAGAACACCGTCAAGATACCATTCATGTTGTGTTGTGGTAATCTTATAATAATCGTTTGTATCCAAACCAATTTGACTGACATCACCACGCAAGTCATCATCAATGTTTAATGTCACACCACCAGATGCGCCACCACCACTCAATCCATCTCCAGCAGTTACACCTGTGATAGTACCGACAGCCGTTGTGAAGCCACTATCATTGTTGAAACCAGAGATATTGATATTTGCTTTAGTAAGTTTCTTTTGAGCGTTTGCTGCATCAATGACTGCAAAGAAATCACCATCACCGTCAGATGTAGATGTAGTCAATTCT